TGTTATTCAGTTTGCACAAATTGTTTCTCAACTTGGACCTGAAGGACAAACCATCTTGAAGATTGGTAAGATGGCAGATTATATTGCAGAAAAATTAGGCATACCTGCTAACCTTACCAATAGCGAAGAAGAACGAGCTATGATTGTGCAACAAACTCAAGAACTTATACAACAACAAGCAGAAGCAGAAATGATGCAACAACAAGCGGATGCACAACCACCAGAGGAGCCAATGCAATGAGTTGGGATGAATTATCATTACTTGATGAACAAGCTATTGAACATAAAGAATATATTAATGTAACTGAATTGAATCGTTTGTATGCCAGAGTATTTAATACTGAAGAAGGACAAAAGGTGTTAAAACATTTACGAGCGATTACAATAGAGCAACCTGTATTTATACCAGGTGAAGAAGCAAGCTATGGGTTTTGTCGTGAAGGACAAAATTCATTAGTCAGAGAAATTGAAAAACGTATAGCGAGGGCAAGAGGATGAGTGAAGAAAATCAAGCAGTAGAAAACGAAGGCTTAATTGACGAAGGCATCAAAGAAGTGCAAGCAGCCGAAGCTGAAGCACAGCAAGAACACCCAGAAGTCATTGATAATGTGTTTGCCAAAGATCCAGAAGAAGTCAATACCGCCATTGCAAGTGAAGACGAAGATACTGAGTTTGTAAGACCTGAGTATTTTCCTGAGAAGTTTTGGAATGATGAAGATGGACCTGATGTCGAAGGCTTAGTGAAGTCGTATCGTGAAATGGAGAAAAACTTTTCACAAGGTAAACATAAAGCACCTGAAGAATATGATATCTCATTTGCAGAACAATCAGGGATTCCACAAGACGACCCTCTTATGGAGCGTTTTCAAGGTTGGGCGAAAGAACATGGAGTAAGTCAAGCTGCTTTTGAAGCACTAGCCAAAGATTATATTGATATGGAGATGTCATCTTTAGAACAATATAAAGTTGATGTACAAGCTGAAAAAGAAAAACTTGGACCTGATGCAGACCAGATTATAAAATCTACTGCCGAATGGGCGAATGGTTTGTTCAATAAAGGTGTCTTTAATGAAGAAGAACTAGAAGCCTTTAAACAATCAGCAGGTACAGCAGCAGGCATACGAGCCATGCAAAAACTTAGACGTTTTTATGGAGAAGCCAAAATACCTGTCGCACAACCATCTGATGAAGGAGTGCCAACCGTTGAAGAACTTTATGCAATGGTAGGTAAACCTGAATATAAATCAGATCCTGCATTTCGCAGTAAAGTACAAAAATGGTTTAAGGTAAGATTTCCTGACAACCCTGATACTGATTACATAATTTAGCTTGTAATTACTTGTATTTTAATTATAGAATATACACTAAGGATAACAGTGTAACTCTGCCCTTGACTCTCGAATGAGGTGTGGTAGGCACAACCTACAAGTCTGAAGCCCACATGGACAACTTCGTGGCGTTAATAACTTAACTATTATATGGAGATATTATGAGTACAAGTATTAGCTCAAGTTTTGTTACCATATTTGATGCCGAGGTCAAACAAGCATACCAGTCTGATCGTGTATTAGCAGGTACTGTAAGGGAGAGAGCAGGCGTACAAGGTAACACATATAAGTTTAACAAGTTAGGTTCAGGTGTAGCGAACTTACATATTCCACAATCTGATGTAACACCGTTAAACTTAGCACACTCACAAGTAACCGCTACTATGTCGGATTACAACGCTGCTGAATATTCAGATATATTCACAAGCGGCAAAGTTCTCTTTGACGAAAGAGCAGAACTTGTGAAGGCTTTATCAATGGCGATTGGTCGTAGAATGGACCAACTTGTAATCGATGCGATTGATGGAGCAGGCACATCATTAACTGTAGCCAACTCGATTGGTGGCTCTAACACTAACTTAAATGTTGATAAAGTATTAGAAGCTAAAAAGTTAATGGATCAAAAGAACGTACCTGCTGAAGGTCGTTTTTTCTTATGTCATTCAAACAACATGGCAGCTTTCCTAGACGACAGCGATGTGAAAACTATTGATGTCAACACCACTAAAGCATTAGCTCAAGGTACTGTTGATTCATTCTTAGGGTTCAAATTCATTGCTATTGGTGATAGAGATGAAGGTGGGCTTGCTATTGATGGTTCGTCTGACAGAACATGTTTAGCATGGCATCAAAGCTCAACAGGGCTTGCTCTAAACATGGACAAGAAAACAGAGATTAATTACATTGCTGAAAAAGCATCGTTCTTAGTGAACTCAATGTTTTCTGCTGGGGCTGTTGGTATTGATACCAACGGTATTGTTGAAATCACATGTCGTGAATCATAGGAGGTAACTAATGGCTTATTCAACTGATGGATTCGGTGCGTTAGCGGGACAAGGTAGATCAGGAGATTTACCTGCATTATATGTCTACACAACTACCGATGCACACACTGCCGTTGATGCTAGTGGCTACTTCAACACTCTTTCAGATACCTTGAAAGTAGGTGATATGATTATGGTCCACGGTTCAACAGGCGGAACAAGAACAGTAACAATGCACATTGTGGTATCTAATGCATCTGGTGTCGTTGACATCAGTGATGGTACAACAATCGGAGCAGTTTCTGATTCTGACTAAACAAAGTTGCCCTGTTTCGGCAGGGCATACTTTTTTAAGGAGATGGTATGGCAGTCGGAGATACAAAATTAACAATATGTAATGATGCACTCTTAATGTTAGGTGCGGCTGAGATGACCTCATTTACTGAAGGCACAGACTCAGCAAAGATTTGTGACCGACTTTACGATGACTTAAAAAAGTATATCTTATCAATTTATCCTTGGTCGTTTGCTAAAAAGAAAGTACAACTAGCAAGGATTAGTGACACGCCAACCACAGAATGGTTGTATGCTTACGCACTACCTGCTGACATGATTGGTACACCCAAAGCTGTATTTGAAGATTCAACAGCAGGAGCAAGACAATCACAAGAATTTGAATTATATTATATCGATCAACAAAGGTTATTAACAGATTACACAGCAGTGTATATTGATTATGTTGCTGATATAGATGAATCAAGATTTCCAGAGTTTTTTGTTTATATGCTACGTCACGCACTGGCTGCGGACTTTGCCGAACCATTGACCGATCAAATAACCAAAGCAGATTATTTTAGAGTTTTAGCTTTTGGAAGCCCTTCTGAAAACGGGAGGGGTGGTTTATTTAGACAATGTACACAAGCTGATGCACAAGGACAACGTAACCAAACATTAGGAAATAACTCATTTGATTTAATTGAGGTACGATAATGTCAAGGGTTATTGATATTCAAAATAGTTTTACGTCAGGTGAACTAGACCCCAAACTGATTTCAAGAGATGATATAAAAGCCTATGATACAGGATTAACCACTGCTCTTAATGTTGTGGTTTTACCACAAGGTGGTGTCAAACGCAGACCTGGTTTAAAATTTATTACGGAACTCGGTGGTAGTCCTGAAAATGGTATACGCTTGGTATCATTTGAATTTAATACTTCTGATGCTTATTTATTAGCATTTACAAATCTGCGTATGTATGTCATTAAAAATGGTGTATTACAAACCAACATTGCAGGTAGTGGTAATAATTATCTGACAACTACTATTACCTCTGCGATGCTTAATGAAATGTGTTGGGTACAAAGTGCTGATACTTTAATTGTCGTACAAGAAGACATGGCACCTAAAAAGATTACACGTACTTCTGATACTGCATGGACGATTGCTGATGTAACTTTTACCTTTAATCCACAACATGCTTTTACGTTATCTACATCAACTGATGTATCAAGTGCAGGTACACTGACTCCAAGTGCAACTACAGGTAATATAACCTTAACTGCATCGTCAGGATCTGTATTTACGACATCACATGTCAATCAGTTTATTAATGTTAAAGGTGGTAATAAATTTGGACGAGCAAGAATTGTTGAACGCACAAGTGCAACAGTTTTAAAAGCACATGTTGAAATACCATTTTTTAGTACCGATGCTATCGCTAGTGGTGATTGGGAGCTAGAAACAGGTTATGAAGATACGTTTAGTAGCAGCAAAGGTTTTCCAAGGACGGCTACTTTTCACCAAGGACGGTTATTTTTTGGTGGTAGTAAATCAAGACCATCTACTATTTTTGCATCTAGGGTTAATGCTTTTTTTGATTTTAACCCAGGCGAAGGTTTAGATGATGATGGTTTTGTTGCAACTTTAGATACTAATCAGCTAAATACCATAACTGATATACTTAGTGCCAACTACTTACAAATCTTTACTACAGGTGGTGAATTTTTTGCACCACAAGACTTTAGTGATCCACTCACTCCTAGTAATTTTATTGCCAAAATTCAATCTAGTCATGGCAGTAAAGAAAATATACGAGTACAAAACATCACAGGAAGTACGATTTATGTGCAACGTCAAGGCAAAGCACTTAATGAATTTATTTATGACCGTGGAGGTGATGGATATTTAACATCACAAATATCACTCTTATCAAGTCATTTACTTAGCACACCTGTTGACATGTCGATACGAAGGGCAACATCTACTGACGAAGGTGACCGTTTGGTTGTGGTCAATAATGATGGTTCAGCAGCAGTGTACACTTTACTCAAAGACCAAAACATTGTAGCAGCCACTCAATTTACTACAGATGGTTTATTTTTAAATGTAGCAACGGTGGTCAGCGACCAATATGTTGCTGTCAAACGCACCATCAACAGTGTCAATAAATATTATATTGAACTGTTTGATGAAGCATTTACCTTAGATAGTGGAGTATCTGGTGGAGCAGCATCTAGTCATAGCTCAGGACATCTCAATCAAAAAACAGTAAAAGTCATTGGTGATGGGGTGATGCAAGCCGATGTGACAGCAGGAGCGAGTGCTATTACTTTTGCCAGTGCAACCTCTACTTCTTATCAAGCAGGACTAGATTATACAGTGACTATTAAAACACTACCGATTGAACCTGCCGTACAAGGATATGCTTCGCTAAGAGGTTTTAAAAAACGTGTGTTAGAAGTCAATGCGTTTTTAAATGAAACACAAAATTTAACGATTAATGGTAATACCATACCGATTCGTACCTTTGGCACAGATAACTTAGATGTAGCTGTGCCTGAATTTACAGGTACTAAAACCTTACATGGTATACTAGGATTTAGTTTAACAGGTCAGATAACTATTGGACAATCTGCACCTTTAAAACTACACTTATTGGGTATGGATTATAAGGTGAGTACAGGAGGATAAATGTCAGCACAAGTCGCTATGGCAGCATTAACAGGCATACAGACTGTAGGTCAAATACAAAATGCTCGTTATCAAGCAAACTTAGCAGAACGTCAAGCTAGAGAACGTATGAAACAAGCTGAGTTTGAAAAGGAGCGTTTACAGTTTGAATCAGAGCAAGAGCGTGTCAGACTAGCTCAAGAAGAAATTAAACGTCTGCGTGCAGCTAAAGAAACGATTGCTAGTGATATAGCAGCAGGAGCGGCATCAGGTGCTTTAATGGAAGGCAATGTTTTTCTTAATCAATCCTTAGCTAATTTAGGCGAAGACTTACAAATCTTACGTACGGAACGTGATTTAATTATGCAAAAAACTAAAGGTGCGATTGGTAATCTTATGGCATCGGCTTATGAACAAGCAGCAATCACTAGAGCAGCAGGTAAAGCAGCAAGGCAAGCAGGTTATATATCGGCAATCGGAACCTTAGCAAAAGGTGGTATGCAAACTTATCAGATGGGTGGTCCGAGTGTTACCAGTGATATGTCACAACAATTAAATATTATGAAAGACGTTGGTGTCGTTGGTAAAGACCCTAGGGTATTAAAATAATGGCTAGAAAAAAGTATCAATCAGACAGGATGTTAAGAAGCATACCTGGTGTTGCAGCAAAACCTATTGCTGATGTATCACCGTTAGTTTCTGCACAAACTGCAAGAAGTCAACAAATATCATCTCTGGTCGATACCATGAAAGGGTTTGTGCAAGAACGATTTGAAACACAAGCCAAAGAATCTGCGGCTAAGATTGCGTTAGAAAATGATCCTTTAAAAGTCATAGACCAAACTAAAGATAGTTTAAAAATAGTTGATAAATTATCTTTTGCTTTAGCATCTACTAAATTAACCAATAATTTATTAAGTACGATTGATGCAGAAATATCAAAGCAAGCAATAGAAAGTCAAATGAATCAAGACAATCCAGATGATTTTAATTTTAAAGTTGATTCTATCATAAATAAAGAATTACAAAATATTCGTCAAGATTTTGATTCACCTTTATTTGAAGCTAATTTTAGAAATGATATTGCAAAAAGCATTAATAAAACAAAAAATGATTATAAAGATGCTTTAATTAAAACACAATTACAAGATTTAAATTATGTTAAAACAAAAGAATTAGAAGCAAATGTGTTATTGGATGTAAAAGGTAAAGATTTTAATTTTACACAAACTAAAAAACACATAAAAAATAATCCAACTATTTATAACACCGAAATGAAAAAAGGTGAAGCTATTAGAACAGCAAGAAATTTAGCTTACAAAAGTATGCTTGATGTCATTAAGGCTAATAAAAACATGACGAATTTAGAAAAAGAAGTATACCGACAAGCATTTCAAGATGCTCGCACGATTGCAGATCAAGAAGGCGATTTACCTAATTTTATATTAGCAGAAACAATATTAGAAACCTTAGATGGCAAGGTGGCTGAATCAATCAAAACACAAGCTGAATTATTTAATCAAGGGTCAGGCAGTAAAGATTCTACTGTCGGACAAATGATTGATATTATAAGAAACAATCCACAAGTGTCATTTACTGAAATATCAGATCAATTATTAAGTGGAGTTACAGGTAAAGAAAAGGCAAAACAAAAGAAGGCACTTAATGAAGTAAACATTAAGTACCGAACAGATCCGTTACATTATGAAGCACAAATTGATGGTGTGTCTTTAGATATTGATTCCAATGGTCGATTTATAGATGATGAAGCAATTACTTATATACAGAAAAAATATAATCAACTGCAATCTTTTGACTCAGCTTACAATATGAAACAAGTTGTTGCTATCAGTAAAAATATTGATAGTCCAATAAAACAATATGAGTTTTATAGAAATTATTTTGGACAATTTGACCGTATGACCGATTACACCACGGAATCAGTTATTGATAATTTTTTAAAAAAAGCAAAAGAATTACCAAAAGAAGATCAAAAATTAGTAGAAAAAATGGCTTACCTTATGACTTACGGTGATGACACAGTAAGCACAATGTTGCAAGGAATTGATGAAAGACAAAAGGATAAAGACCCAAAATCATCTTTAAATACATTATTAGAAGAAGAACACACTAGTTTTAGAGATGAAGTGCAAAAAAGAAACGTAGCAATGAAACCATCTACTGTAAATCTTTATGCAGATATTGCAAAAGATTATATAGCAGGTCTTGCTAAAGGCGATGCTACTTATACACCAAGCGGTGATGAAATTCAAGAAGCTGTTGATGCTGCATTTGGGATTGTTCGTAATATGGATGGAGATATTATTCATGGCTATAGTGAAGACGGAGATGGCAACTTTTGGGATGCTAACTCAGTCAAAATGCAATTTGAAAATAAACAAATCACCAAAGAGGAAATGAATGATATTGTTACTGAAAATTTAAACAGTAACACTATTGCACCATTTTTACTTACAGAAGAAAGAGGTGATGATGGAGAACTTTACTTTGTGCCAATTAAAAAATTACCCGCAGGATTTATTAAAAAAACAATAGAACCAATATTTGAAAAAGCATTTATCCCATCAAAAGATCAACCAGATGTAAGAAAAAAAAGAATCAGGCGAGATATTGAGGTAGATTATACTGACGCATTTATTGAAAGTTTATTTATTACAAACAGTGATGAAAACCCAGATTTATTTTATTTATCTGACCGTTCTTCTGACTCTCAACATATTAATCGTAGAATTATAAGAACTCAAGATGGTAAAAAAATATACTTTAATGCGTATGGTTTTTTACAAAGTTATAAACAATATGAAAAACAAGTGACAACAGTACAAAAACAAAAAGAAATAGCAAGAAAAAAACAAGCACCTGCATCTCGTTTTGGTGAATTTGCACCAGTGCCAGGTGGTGAGATGACTTTTGCAGAATTTTTAAGGAATCAAACCCGATGACTTTTTTTAACAGTTCAGATTTTAAAACTTACGAATCAGTACAACAACCTGGTGAAGATCCTGACAATCAATCTGAGTTATTTGCACTTGCAGAAAGTGTAAATTATACCACTAATAGTTCACAAGAGTTGTTAAATTATGTGTTTGACCAGAATGAAGACATTGTAAAAAATGCACTAGGACAAGACAATGTAGATTATTTAAATTGGATTAATCCTAATTTAAGGTCTGAAGATGAAACAAAAAATGAAATTTACCGAAATATATTTTTAGAACGCCAAGATCAACAAAATTTTGCAACAAGAGATTTAAGACAAGTTTATCAAAACAAAAAAAAATATGGCATTAAAGATGTTTCTCGCCAAACTTTAATAGACCAAATGTTAAGAACCAATAATGAGTTGAGAAAAAAATATCCTGAAATCAGAGAATTTGAAAAACTACCGACTACACTTGAAGAATTAGAATTTGCAAGTGAAGTTGCAAGAGAAAGCATTACTTTACAAGCTAAGGATTTACAGCAATCAGGTATGGCAAAAACGTCTGCTGAGATTGGTGGTATGTTAAAAGCACAAATAGAAGACCCTGTAAACATTGCAGCTATAGCAGTGCCTTTTTTTGGCATTAAAGCAGGTGTGTCCATGACAAAAATGTTGTGGCAATTAGGATGGCAAGGATCAGCAACCGTAACAGTGACTGAGTTAATTCAACAACAAGATGCAAGAAAACGTGCTGAAGAACTTGGATTAACTATTGATAATCCTGCCTTGCAAGATTATTTAACTAACATTGGTATTGCATACGAAGATTTAACACCTAATAAAAAAGAGTTAAATGAAAGATTATTATTAGCCAGTATTGGTGGATTAATATTAACACCTGTTGTAGGTGGAAGTATGGCATTTTTAGGCAAACTATTAAAAGGTGATCGTATTGCAAAAGATGTTTTAACAGATGAAATAAATAAAACAATACAAGCTAATAAAAATATAAATAAAGAATTAAGTGAATCTGAATATAAAATTCATGTTGACAAAATATTTAAAAAATTACAGCAATTAAGTAAAAACCCAGAAACACAAATTAATAACATAGTGCCAAAATTACAAACACCGATTGTTAAAACAAAGTCAACACAAGCTAAAGTGATTGACAAAGAAATTAACACATTGCTTGACGAAACAGAACAGTCTTTAGGCGTAAAATTTACAGATGACCAAAAAAAACAAATATCAGGAATAATTAAGGGAAATGATTGGAATGTAAAAAGATACAATCAAGTTATGAAAATGAGTAACTTGCTTGATGACCAAAAAAATTATAAGTTAAACTTTACAGATGGTGTTATTCAACCTGATGACGTTTTAAAATTAGCAAGAGAAAGTTTAACTTATGAAATTCCTGCTACATTAGCCAAACATTTAAGTGATGTATTTAACGGTACTAAAGATGGTAAGCGTGTATTTCGTAATTTTTTTGATAAGAAAGATTATCTTAAATCTTTATCAGATCCAAAAAAAGATTTTGGACAAAAGTATAAACAAGAATTACTAAAAGATTATACCTTATTAGAAGCCGTCAATGGTTTACTTAGAAACTATAAATTAAATCCTAATACATCGTTTGAAAAACTTTATACTGATATTTTTGAGCCTAGTTTTGGCAGACAACTAGGTTTTAGTAATGATTATTTTGGTCGTGTTCACATGGTGCAAACTGAACTTGTAAAATTATTTGATAGTAAAGAATTACATAAATTAAGTCCTAGGGCTAAAAGTACAGAATTTAACAATACGTTAAGAAATGCTATTGCCCATGTTATGGGTGAAACAACTGATGATGCCAGTGCTAAAATTATGGGTAATAATTTATCTAAAATGTTTGAATATGCCAGAGTGCAACTCAATCAATGGGGTGCGGATATTGCCAAGTTAGAAAATTATTTTCCACAGGCACACGATATCGATAAACTGTTAAAAGTTAGTAACGATCAGTGGGTAACTAATATATTAGCAAAACTTGATGTTGATAAAACAGCTAAAAATTTTGGTATTTTAAGAGAAGGAGAAGAATTAACTTTAGAGCAGGTACAAAGTAAATTGCAAAAAGAATTATATATTGTTTATGATCGAATCATAAATGGTGATATGTTAAGTAAGTATCAAACTAGAAAATTTAATCAAAATATTTTACAAAAATCTAGGCATCGTTATTTAGTTTTTAAGGATTCAAAGTCTGCTTTAAGTTATGCTGATGAATTTGGTAAAAATCCATATCAAGCCTTAGCTGATTATATGGACAACACTGCCAAAGAGATTGGGTTACTAAGAACCTTTGGACCTAACCCAGAAGAAAATTTTAAAATTCTAAATAATATTGCAACTGATTTAGAGCAATTAACGGTTGGTCGTAATATTAAAGATAAATCAATATTTACAGGTAAATTTGTAAAGTCAGGTTCACCTGCACAAAAGATGTTTGACCATGTTTCAGGTAAAGAATTTGCAGCTCCTAGTGATTTAGCTCGTAAAATAAAAGATGTGAGTTTAGAGTTTAGAAGTATACAAGTTGTGTCTAAATTAGGTTCTGCTTTTTTAGCATCCTTATCTGATTTTTCTTATGGAGCTATGACACGAAAAATAAATGGTATGCCAATTCATAAACAAATACAAAACTATGTTAAAAATTTTAAAACAAATTCTCAACAAGCTAGAGAAGCATCTGTGGTTGGCGATATGTTGCTAGATGATTTAAGAGCAGGAGCTAGAATACATGGTGATTTGATGGGGTCAGGAATCTTTAGTCGATTTTCTAATACGTTGATGAAAATTAGTGGATTAGAAAATGGTACTTTAGCTGCACGTAAATCATTTCGTTATGAATTTCAAATACACATGGGTCGTATCAGTAAACTGGAATACAATCAAATTGATAAAAACACAAAGTTTATGATGAACCGATACAATATTACTCAAGATGATTTTAACAAAATGAAAACGATTAAATTAAGCAATGATACTCGGGATGCTAAAGTCAAGTATTTAACGATTGCTAACATTAAAGATGAAGACCTTAAATTTAAATTAGGCAGATGGATGGCAACAGAAAGTTTAGCCGCAGTACCTACCATGACCATTAGAGCCAGATCAGCTATGATGTTAGGCACTAGGGCAGGAACCGCAGCAGGTGAAATGGTTAGACATGCTATGTTATTTAAAAACTTTCCTGCAACTATTATGGCAACTCACCTAACCAGAACTTTTTTAGGTGGTATGCGTGGACATTCTTTAGGAACTCGTGTGCAATATGGAGTTGGTTTGGCGTTATGGACTACTCTTTTAGGCACTGCAATATTTCAACTTAAAAGAATTATACAAGGTAAAGACCCAACACCACTGGATGGCAAAACTTTGTTTTCAGGATTTATGCAAGGAGGTTCAGGTGGTCTAATTGGTGATTTAATATTTTTTGACAGTTATCATTATGGTACTTCTAGATTTGCAAACTTTTTAGGACCTACAGTGGCGACAGCAGAGGATGCTTTAAATTTAATTTTGGCACCTATTTTAGCACCTATTTTCGCAGGCAAAGATTTTGAAAAAGAACTTGCTAAATTACCTGCTAATGTATTTAATTTTGTTGAGCGTTTGTTTCCGTTTACTAACTTATGGTACACCAGGTTAGCTAAAGAGCGTTATATTACGGATGTTATTAATTCACATATTGATCCAAATTACAACCGTAAGATAGCAGCAAGAGAAACTAATGAGCGAAAATATGGGTCAGACTATTGGTTTCGTAGAGGTTCGCTCGTGCCTGATCGTAGCGTAGATTTTAAAAATGCAATCAAACCCAAATTCTTTGAATAATGATTGAGGTAAGATATAATACAGTGAGGAATAAATTATGGCAGATTATAGTATAGCAGCAGTAACCAGACGTGCGGTCTACACAGGAAGTGCAGGTACAGGACCTTACGCATTTACGTTTGCGTGTCTTGAAACCAGTGACATAGCGGTTTACCAAAACGCAACTAAACTCACTGAAACATCTGACTATACCGTCACATTATCAGCATCAACTGGACAAGGTAGTGTAACCTTAGCAGTTGCCGCAACAAGTAGTGATACCATCACCCTAGTCGGGGCAAGGGCATTAGCTCGTACCACAGATTTTGTAACCGCAGGATCACTGACAGCATCTGCCTTGAACACAGATTTAGATTCTTTGGTAATATTTGCACAGCAGTTATCAGAGGAGAACAGTCGTAATCTAAAAGCTCCAGTAACCGAAGGTATATCAGGAACGACTGATATGGAAATACCTGCAAAAGCTGACCGTTTAGGTAAGTTCTTAGGTTTTGATGCCAGCACAGGTAATCCAGTGGTAAGCTCATTTACTTTATCAGGTGTCACTGCCAGTGATGCGGAACTTAATATATTAGATGGTGCAACTTTATCAACCGCAGAACTTAATATATTAGATGGCGTAACCTCAACCACTGCTGAACTTAATATTTTAGATGGGGTAACATCTAATGCTACAGAATTAAATTTACTGGATGGCATTACAGGAATTGCTGATGAAGATGACATGTCCTCAAACTCAGCAACTAAATTATCTACTCAACAATCCATTAAAGCGTATGTTGATGCACAAATAGCAACAGAAGATACACTTACTGAACTTAATGATACCAACATTACATCTCCAGCAGATGGAGCATTGTTATTATATGATACAGCGACAAGTAAATGGATAGATAATGTAATGTCTGGTGATGCTACTTTAGCTGATACAGGTGTACTAACGATTGCTAACAATGCTGTAGAAACAGCAATGATAAATGCTGATGCAGTCACCAATGCTAAGATAGCTGATGATTCCATTGATTCTGAACACTATGTAGATGGCAGTATTGATACAGCTCATATTGGAGCATTACAAGTAACAGGAGCTAAAATTGCAGCAGATGCTATAGATGGTTCTAAGATTGCAGACGATGCGATAGATTCAGAACATTATACTGATGGCTCTATTGATACAGCACACATTGGTAATTTACAAGTAACTACAGCTAAGATAGCTGCTGATGCTATAGATGCAACTAAGATTGCTGATGATGCCATCTCAGAAGAACACCTTGATCCTACAGTAATTAGTGGTTTAGCTGATACCAGTATTGATGCAGCAGACCATTTAATGTTTTTTGATGCGACTGACAGTCAACTTAAAAAAGTAGATGCAGCAGAACTTGGTGTAGGTACAGCATTAACAGAAGTGGTAGGTGATACTTCACCACAACTAGGTGGTAATTTAGATGTTAATGGTAACTCTATTGTATCAGCATCAGCAGGTAATATTTCTATAACACCTGATACTACAGGTAAAGTAATTATTGATGGACTATCGCACCCAACAGCAGATGGTAGTGCAGGACAGTTTCTAAAAACTGATGGTTCAGCTAATTTATCTTTTGCAAGTGTTACTCAAGCAACAGGTAATGAACTAGAAAATGTAGTAGAAGATACGACACCACAATTAGGTGGTAACTTAGATGTCAATGGTAATAGTATTGTATCAGCATCTAACGGTGATATATCTATTACACCGAATGGCACAGGTGATGTAATCATTGATGGATTAAAACACCCACAAGCAGATGGTACATCAGGACAAGTATTGCAAACAGATGGTTCTGGACAGTTATCATTTGCTACACCATCAGCAAATAAAGTAGTACAAATAGTTCCTGATAGCGATAATCTCTCTTATACGATATCTCTTACAGGTGCTAATAACTCTGATGGAGCAGGTTCAAAGGCATATTCTATAACACCTACTTCATCATCTAATAAAGTTAAAATAGATTTTTTTATACCTCAAATAAGATTACTTGCTGCTGTTGCAGGATTACGAATGAGATTGTATAGACAAATAAATGGTGGTGGATATTCGCATGTAACAGCATTATCTGGTGATAGTTCAAGTAATAGACGAGCTGCATTAGCAGGTAACTATGATAATCAAGGTGATGGCAATAGGAGTAGTGTTTGGCTAGGTGGCACAATAGTTGATACTCCAAATACAACAGACCAAGTAGATTATAAATTTTATTTTGGTGTAGGAGATAGTGGCAGTCATACTGTCTATGTTAACAGAACCCAAAATGATGCAGACCAAACATATACACATAGAACACGAACACATGTTTGTTTATCGGAGATTAGTACATCATGAATATAGAACCAGGAAAAGATATTGCAAGTGCAATAAAGGCAATAGACGAAGATGCAGTTTTTACAATGGTAGGAGAAAACATTGATGCCATTGAGTGGACAACTACTCCTGTTCCAAAAGCTGATATAGAAACAAAACTAGCAGAGTTATCTACTGCTTATGATAATCTGGATTATGCTAGAAAAAGAGCAGCAGAATATCCATCTATACAAGACCAATTAGATAAGATTTACAATGATGGGATTGATGCTTGGAAAGCTGATATTAAAGCTATCAAGGATAAATACCCTAAACCCTAGTGGCAGATTAGCATAGACCATGCGTGAAAAGGTCAACCAAAACTTTTTCGTAGGAGGTACGCATGAAAATTACTTTTGTATACAGAGGTATTATCTATACCAAAAAATTATGAGAGAGTGGATATATTTATTTATCTTATTATTAGTAGGCACCATGCTTACTCCGATTGTGTATGCGGCAGAAACCACAATCAAGTATGAAGACCAACCACCACCATCTGCAATCTCACCTTCATTATCTATAGGGTCAGGTTCGGATGTGTGTGTGGTGACTCGTTCAGGTGCGATTGGTACAGGTATTTTTTCTGGTAGCTTTGGTACCCATGTCGTTGATAAGACGTGTGAGAAAATTAAACTATCAAAGCAACTCAAAGCATTAGGTTTATCTGTAGCAGCGACCAGCATTCTCTGTGAAGACCCAAGAGTATTTTTAGCCATGTTTAATTCAGGTAGTCCTTGCCCTATCAGAGGACTGATAGGCAAAGAAGCAATGGCAGAATATAAACGAATAGGAAGAATCAATGAAGATGGTACTATCAACCGTAGTTGGTCTGATGCTGATGTGTTCAGCAGTAGCCGAGAATACGGACAACCTATTAAGTAACGGAGATTTTTCAACAGGAGATTTGTCAGGTTGGACAGTCGAAGACTCAAATAAAATCAAATACGATGGCAACTGTTATGGAGCTTTATGTAAGTCGGTACGTTGGTCATCAGACTTAGGTAAAACCCTATCACAAACCATAACCAACCTAGAAGCAGGTTATGACATAGACAAGATCAATGTAAACTTCACAGCACTAGGGTGTAACAATATGGCAAACAGTAGCACTTGGTGTAGTCAGGGTACAGACTATGATAAAGTGCAAACCGTCATTGAGTTATCAGATGGTACGAATACGGAAACGCTGACCTTACAACAATCATTAAATTACAATGATGGTACTCAAGATTATTCACTTGCTACAGAAACTTTATCCAACTGGGTAACTGACAATACCACGATTGACTTTAGTATTACAGGGATTGATACGGGTAACTGGTCAGGACAGTTTGGACCGATTGTTGATAACCTAAGTTTGTATCTCAATATTACTGAAACACCTGTAGCTGTCATTGAACCAACCATCAATGTCACATCAAATGCAGTCGTAGAAGAAGTTGTAGTAGAACCTT